AGAAGCAGATAAGGAAAAAGCTAAGGATAAACGAGTTGACCTACAGGCAACTAGACAATCAGACCTCATCGAACAAAGACAAAAACAGCTTCCTGCAAAGAACTTTGAAAGTTCTGAAGACGATTTATCAGGATTTGATTTAGAATCATTTGGACCTAAATAACTATGGCATATATAGAACATAACTTTTTTCCTTTAAAAGTATTTGTTAGAAACGAATACATGTATCAATTCAAAAAAGGATTTGGAGAGTTTACTGAAGGAGTTATTATATCTGTAAGATGTATGCCTGGACAAGCTGCTTTATTTCAAGTTCTTTTAGACAATGGAGTTATGCGTGACAAGTTACCTAGTCATGCCTTACTGACTGAACCAGAGATTCCGAATCCAGACCTTCCGTTTCATGTCTTGCAGATTTGGAACTGTTTTTCTTACAGATTTACGATAACCCAACTTTCTTATGTTTATGATACCCAAGTTGAGGTGTACATGAAAGATAAAAATTGGTATAAGGGGAGTTATTACGCTACTATAAATTGGGGATCTAACGATATAAATACAGATATTACTTTAGCAGAAGACCCACTAGAGCATAAATCACATCACATCATATTACTAGATAATGGTCAGATAGCACTACAACCAAACAATAGAGTAAAGTGGTCTGAGCCTTCATTTGTTACTAAGTCATTTCCTGAAAAGCCAGATTACTTAGTTAATGAAACGTACTTTAATTGTGAAGGATTTGAGAAGTGGAGTACAGAAGATTCTTACTTAATGTTTTATGATAACAAATAGATTATGAAAAATACTAAATCTAAAGTAAATCAAGCTGGTAATTATACAAAACCTGGAATGAGAAAGTCTTTGTTTGAAAAAATAAAGGCAGGAACTAAAGGTGGGGATCCAGGTGAATGGAGTGCTAGAAAAGCACAGTTGTTAGCGAAAGAATATAAATCAAAAGGCGGAGGTTACAAGTCATAAGTAGTAGTAAAAACGTTATATTTCAATTGGAAAATAAATGAAAGCTTCTCAAAAAAGCCTAAAGGATTGGACTAATCAAGAGTGGATGACTTCTGCTACATATTCCAATGTAAAGAAAGGAAAGTCAAAAGAGGTAAAGTCTGAAGGCAAGAAAAGATATCTACCAAAGTCAGCTTGGGCTTCATTAAGCGAAAAAGAAAAAGAAGCTACGAATAAGGCCAAGGAAAAAGGAAACAAAAAAGGTAAACAGTTTGTATCTCAACCTAAGAGTATAAAAGAAAAAACAAAAAGACATAGATAATGGCTATTAATAAAGATTCAAGATTAGAACGAGCTGGAGTTAAGGGTTTTAATCAACCGAAGAAGACTCCTAGCCATCCAACTAAATCTCATATTGTAGTTGCCAAGGTTGGTGATACTATTAAGACAATACGTTTCGGGCAGCAAGGTGTAAAGACTAATCAGACTGTCGGACAACGTGAGGCATTCAAAAGTAGACACGCAAAGAATATATCAAAAGGAAAATTATCAGCTGCTTACTGGGCAGACAAAGTTAAGTGGAGTCCTAGTAAGACTTCGTCACCAAGCAAGAAATGGATAAAAGGATCATGAAAAGTATAAAAGCACCTAGCCCTAAAAAGGCTTCTATAGCAAAGACAATAAAGACTAAAGGAGTTCCTAAGTTTAAGATGCCAAAAGCACCAAAATGCTAATATTGTTTTTTTAGTTAATTTTGTAACAAATTAAATCAAATATAATGAGTGAATTCAAAGTTAGAGCTGTAGAGTTCGAAGAGAAGTCTGTAGTTGAACACGAACAAGAACTCGTAGATAGACACGAGAGAGAAGTTGCAGGAGATGCAACTGAGTCAGTAGCCGATGAGACAATAGCTGAGGTAACTGAAGAGACAGTAATAAATAGTGAACAGGCAGTACCTGTCACTAATGAAATAAAAGAAGAGGACGTTCTTTCACATCTCAGAAGCAGATACAATAAAGAGATAAACTCTTTAGATGATTTGTTTGCGCAAAGAGAAGCTAACGATGAACTACCTGAAGACGCTGCTGCTTTTTTAAAGTTTAAGCGAGATACTGGTAGAGGGATTGAGGATTTTGTAAGACTTAATAAGGACTTCGATAAGATGGATGAAAAGTCTGTCTTATATGAATACTATAAGAATTCAAATCCAGAGTTTGATGATGAAGATATCTCATTTAAGATTGAAGAGCTTTCATACGATGAAGACTTCGATGATGAGAAAGATATCAAATCTAAAAAGTTAGCATTAAAACAAGAGCTAAAAAGAGCCAAGCAATATCTAGAAGGTCAGAAGGAGCAGTATAAAATTCCGCTTGAGTCAAGTAAGAGTTTTGTTCCAGATGAAGATAAGGATGAGTTTGAATCTTATAAGCAAAATAAGCAACAGGCAACAACATCTGAGCAGGAGGCACGCAAAAGGTCTGAGTATTTTGAAGCTAAAACAAATGAATTGTTTTCAGATAAGTTCGAAGGTTTCGGATTTAATATCGATGACAACAAGGTTGTTTACAAGCCGTCAGATACAAAGGCGATAAAGGAGCAGTCAGATATTACTAAGTTCATTAAGAACTTTTTAAATGAAGACGGTTACGTTAAAGATGCGGAACTTTTTCACAGAGCTATTACCATTGCTACAGACCCAGATAAGTTTGCTAAATTCTTTTATGAGAAGGGCAAATCGGACGGTGTCGAAAACATAGCTGTTGAATCTAAGAATATAGACATGGGTCGTCCTGCAACAACGGTAACACCAAAGCAAGGCTTCACTGTTAGATCCTTAGAAGGAGACAATATAGAGTATAAAATAAAAAGTAAAAACAAAAACTAAAAACTAAAAAAAATGGCAGGTTCATTATCGGTAACTCCTACGTTTGAGTTACAACCAAGTTCAAAAAAGGCTACGTTGCAGAGCAACTACCTTACTAATTTCGATTTCTTAAACCAGTATCTACCTGATACAATGGAGAAAGAATTCGGACGTTATGGAGATCGTTCTATCGGATCTTTCCTTCGTAACATGAGTGCTGAAATCCCTTCTAACTCTGACTTGATTAAATGGTCAGAAGAAGGTCGTCTTCACACTAAGTATATTAACGTTACTTCTGGTGCGGCTATCACTTCTGATACAGCTACATTGACAGTTGCTGATGCTGGTATTACAGCTTGTAACTTCCGTATTGGTCAGACTGTATTCATTTCAGCTAACGCTTCTGCTGTAGCTAACAGAGCTATCATCACAGCTGTATCTGGTCTTACATTTACAGTTGCTTACTATGAGGCAGGTGGTCAGACTTTTGCTTTAGGTGCGGTAGTTACTTGTTTCGTTTACGGTTCTGAATTCAAAAAAGGAGCTAACGGAATGCAAGGTTCTTTGGAAGCTGAAACTGATATCTTTGAAGTTTCTCCTATCATCATCAAGGACAAGTTCGCTATCTCTGGTTCTGACATGGCTCAGATCGGATGGATCGAAGTTGAAGGTGATAACGGAATGGGATACCTTTGGTACTTGAAGTCTAAGCATGAGACTCGTCTACGTTTCGAAGATTACCTTGAAATGATGATGGTTGAGCACGTTGAGGCTGAAGCAGGTTCTGGAACTATCGCTGTAACTGGTGATGTTGGTAACAAAGGATCTCAAGGTTTACTTTCTTCTATCGAAGAGCGTGGTAACGTATGGTCAGGTGGTGTTCCTTCTACATTGAATGATTTCGACACAGTTCTTAATCGTTTAGATAAGCAAGGTGCAATCGCTGAGAATACTATCTTCGCTAACCGTACATTCTCTTTGAATATTGATGATATGTTGGCTGCTCAAAACTCTTACGGAGTTGGTGGTACATCTTATGGTCTATTCGATAACGATGAGCAAATGGCAATCAATCTTGGATTCACAGGATTCCGTAGAGGTGGTTATGATTTCTACAAGTCTGATTGGAAGTACTTGAATGATGCTACTCTTCGTGGAGGTCTAGTAGGTGGTGTTGTTAACGGTGTATTAGTTCCAGCAGGATCAACGAATGTTTATGACCAAGTTCTTGGTAAAAACACAACTCGTCCGTTCTTGCACGTTCGTTACCGTGAGACAGCAAACGAGAATCGTAAGTATAAGACTTGGTTGACTGGTTCAGCAGGTGGAGCACAAACTAGCGATCTTGATGCAATGGAAGTACACTTCCTTTCTGAAAGAGCGTTGTGTACACTTGGAGCTAACAACTTCTTTATCTTCAAATAAAAACAACCTAGAGAGGGACATCAGTGTCCCTCTCTATTTTTTCTTATAATTCAAATTAAAATCAAATGAAAACAACAAGAACATTCTTGCTTAATAGCAAGAAATCACCAGTATCATTTATTCTTCAATCTAGAGATCTTCCTACTAGAAGACTACTACACTTCGATGAAGAGAAAAAGAAAAATCGCAGTCTGCGATATGCAAGTAATCAAACGTCACCATTTCAAGATGAGCAAGATGAGAACTCTATTTTAGAGCCAATTATCTTTGAAGATGGGGTACTTACAGTGCCAGACACAAATCCAGTTCTTTATGAGTTCTTAAGTTTACACCCAAGCAATGGAGATGTATTCTACGAATGGGATCCAGCTAAAGATGCTGAGGAAAAACTTAACATGGAGAACTTAATTCTAGACGCTAAGATTGAGGCACGATCATTGAGTCCTGACAAGATGGCATCTGTTATTAGAATCTTTACTGAAAAGAATACTGAGAAGATGTCATTAAATGAACTTAAGTGGGAGGTGATGAATATCGCTGAATACTACACTGAGGAATTCATGAATGCAATCAATGACCCAGAACTAGCAGTAGATGACATGGCCTTCAGAGCAATCAAGGATGGATATGTATCGGTTAGAAATGGTGGTCGTGATGTTCATTATAACTTAAAAGACAACAAAAAACGAATGTTCTCTGTGCCTATGGGAGAAAGTGCTGAGAGTGCATTATCTGCATGGATGCAATCTGAAGATGGGCAAGATTTCTATATGTTCCTAACTAAAGAATACGAATCATAATATTTTATATCTTTGTACTTTACTAACCAAAAAAAATAAAAAGACATGGAGAAGTTTTTAAAAATCCCTGTAACTAGTGAGCAGTTTCAACTTGTTTCTGCTACTGGAATCGTTTTAATTGAGCAAGCATCAACTACTACAGTTACTATCGCTTATAAAGGTGGAAGTACTGGTACAGATGTAGTTACAATTACACATGCTACTGCTGGAGCAGGAGACGAGACTATGCGTGATGCTATTCAAAACGCAGTAGTTGCTGCCTTGCAGACTCCTTGGTATTCTGTTGCTTATGAAGTAGCAAATCTACCTTACGCAGTTTCTGGTATTGCAGTTGCATAATAGTTTTATCTGTTAAGCTTAAAGAGGGTCGACACATTGTTGACCCTTTTTTTATTATCTTTGCATTATGATAAATGAAGTTAGAAATACGGTATTGGCTGTATTGAGCAAGGACAATAGAGGGTACATTACTCCAGAGGAGTTCAATCTATTCGCTAGACAAGCTCAACTTGAGATATTCGAACAATACTTCTACGATTACAGCAATCATATAAATAAACAAAACGCTAGACTTGACAACTCAGGATATTCAAACATACCTGAAAGATTGGGTGAAGTTATAGATAGATTTTTAGTTGACTTAACATTAGGGTATGATGCAGTATCTGAAAAGTTTTATGCACCTGGTGACGACAACTTACTTACACCTAAGCAGTACCACTCAATTAGACTTGCATACAATAACACAACAGAGATAGAGAAGGTAGCTTTTAATAAAATATTATATTTAGTTAACTCTAACCTTACTGCACCAACAGTTAAATATCCAGTATACACACTTAATGACTACAACTCATCAAATGCAAGTATACAGGTTTATCCAACTACAATTACAAGTAATGTAGTTATGAGTTATGTAAGACATCCATTTGATCCTAAATGGACATGGCAAGTTCTAGCAGGTGGTGAGCCTGTATTCAATCAGTCAGCTGCTGACTATCAAGACTTTGAATTACCTCTTAGTGATTCAGCAGAGTTAGCTCTTAAGATATTACAGTATGCTGGCGTATCTATTGGTGAGAATGATGTCGTTCAGCTTATGGATGCAGAAGAGACTAAGGACTCACAGAAAAAACTTTAACGTATGGCATATATAAATAATCTTCAGTACTATACAAATAATGGTAACACTCCAAATAATTTAAATTGGGGTTCTTATCAGTTTGTATCTATGGATGATGTTGTAAACAACTTCATGTTGATGAACATAGGTGACGATAAGTTGCTTAACAACGTAAAGAGACATGAGGTTATATTTCATGCTAAGAGAGGTATTCAAGAGATAACTTATGATGCTCTTAGAAACTTTAAGATTATTGAAATCCAAATGGGTGATAATCTTAAGTTGATTATGCCTCCAGATTATGTTAACTACGTAAGAATATCTGTAAACATTGAGGGTGTATTATATCCATTACATGAGAACCTAAGTGCTAACTCAGCTACTGCATACTTACAAGATAATAATCAAAACATATTATTTGACTTAGACGGAGAGGTTCTTACAGGTGATTCAGTTCTAGATATAAGAAGAGCTGAGCAACAGCAGTACTTTGGTCCAGGCACATTTAATGGATACTACGGTTGGTCTTACAATGGTAACTGGTACTTTGGATATAATATTGGTAGCCGTTACGGTCTACAGACTGATACAGCAAACGTAAATCCTACATTTACTGTAAATAGAGCAGCAGGTGTAATTGACTTTAGTTCTGGAGTTAGGAATCAATTGATTGTCATTGAGTACATATCTGACGGCATGGAGAATGGTAATGATGATGCCATTACAATAAATAAGTTAGCTGAGGACTACATATATGCATATATTAAGTGGGCTATACTTGACAACAAGTATGGTATTCAGGAATATATAATTAGAAGAGCGCAGGTCGCTAAGACAGCTAAATTAAGAAACGCTAAACTTAGACTCTCAAATATAC